GGAATCTACTATTATAAAAATAAACCGATAGCGTTTACAGAAGTTAAAGTCTTTGATAGTAATCATGTACTAACAGGACAGTTTGGATGGGATTATGAAAACCCAAAACTAAGTATGGGCACTTATGCAACACTTTATGAAATAGATTGGTCCATCAAAAACAAATGCAAGAAATATTATTTATCTTATGGTTATGAGAAAACAAGTTTATACAAGTCTAGGTTTGATGGTTTTGAATTTTGGAATGGTAGAGGTTGGATAGATAATAAAACATTATACAAGAAACTGTGTGAACACGATACAGAAATAAACACACTAGCAGATTTAAATACATATCAAAGAAAATATTTTAAACTAAATGGCAAAGCAACCTAAAGAAAGACGGGGAGTAATCCATATTCCTAAAAGGACAAGTATAGGAAATGGTAAATTAAAAATGTCATCTATGAATAAAAACAAAAGAAGGAGTTTTAAAAAATACAATCGACAAGGTAGATAATGGCATTAGCAAAATCACAAAGAAGTCTAAAATCATGGACAAAACAAAAATGGCGAACAAAGTCTGGGAAGCCGTCTTCCAAGACAGGAGAAAGATATCTACCAGAGAAAGCCATCAAGAGCCTGACATCTGCCGAATATGCGGCAACGACAAAAGCAAAGCGAGAAGGAACAAAAAAGGGCAAACAGTTTGTGAAGCAACCGAAAGGCATTGCAAAGAAAACTAGAGCATACAGGAGGGTATCATAATGATTGATAAAGTATGGAGTAAATGGAACAATCTTAATAAGAAAGCTAAGATTGGTATTGTGATTGTAGCATTAGCTGCAATATATTTGATAGTAACATGAACGATAATAAAATGAAAATGAATGGTAAGTCTGATAACCGAAACAATCGGACTATGAACTTTGACATGAAAAAAGCAGACCTAGACAATGATGGTAAACTATCACCTTACGAAAAAACTAGGGGCATGGCTATTCAAAAAGCTATGACAAAAAAGGCGTAATGTCATACGGAACTAAAACTAAAAATAAAAAACCAAAGAAAGTAATAATGATTGCTGTAGGAGAGCTGAAACCAAAGAAGAATGGCAAAAAGCGAAACGGAAAAAAGAAAAGACTTTCTTAAAAAGTATGGGCTTAAAAGATTTAATGTTTGTGTCATACGCAGCGAAGGTGGTAAGAAAGGTAAAGTCGGCATACTCGAAAACGGCAAACCAAGGCTTATTCGGTTCGGTGATGCTTCTATGGGCCATAACTACAGTCCAGAAGCTAGGAAGTCATTTAAGGCTCGTCATGCTAAGAACATTGCAAAAGGTCCTACGAGTGCCGCTTATTGGGCTAATAAATGTCTTTGGTCTGGTAGAGGTGGGCGTAAGAAAAATCCTCCTAAGTCTCAACGATATGTTAAGGGCAGTAGGTCCTAAAGGTAATGTATACAAAGCAATCAAAGGAACAGAGTTCGTAGAGATAGTAGAACAGAATAGAAACAATGACTAACGAAAATAAATATTCAAATAGTGTTAGAATTATAGAAGAACTTCAAAATATATCAGAAGCAAAAGACCAAAAAAAAGAAGCTATTAAAACATCTAAAAAAGCAGCGGGTGCTGTCTTAGGTAATGTAGTATTAAATACACCTATCGTAAGTTCTGTAAAAGAAAAGATAGAATCTAAAATAAATAAGATACCTTTTAGTGATAAGATGTTAGTAGGCACAAATAAAATAGGTTTAAAATTAGGTGATGAAACATATAAAGGTTCTTTTACAGTTAATAAAGATGGAGATGCTAGTTTAAAATTATCTAAAACATTTACAGAAAATTTAAAAACAGAATTGTCTGCAGATAAAGATAAAGTTAATGTAGGATTAAAATTAACTTTTTAATGGCTGACCCAAAAAAAGGTACAGGTAAAAAACCTAAAGGTTCAGGAAGAAGATTATATACTGATGAGAATCCTAGAGATACAGTGGGAATCAAATATGCATCGGTGCAGGATGCAAAGAATACTGTTCGTAAAGTTCGTAAGATTAATAAGCCGTATGCTAGAAAGGTTCAGATACTTACTGTCATGGAACAAAGAAGTAAGTTCGGTGGTAAACCACAACAAGCAGCAATCGCAAAAAGAGCAAAGCTAAGTTTAAAAAGAGCAAGAAAAAAAGTTTAAAAAGTTTGATGATGCCATATGGGTCATCAAATCTTACACATGTAAGATAATATATCTAGCTTAGAGCAAGGAGGTATAAATGACTTTTACACTAGATAAATATATGCCCTATACAATAGGGTTTGATTCATTCTTTAATTCATTAGATTCTTTAACAGGAACAGAGATTAAAGGATATCCACATTATAATATAAAAAAAATTAATGACAATAAATGGAATATTGAATTAGCATTAGCAGGATTTAGTAAAAATGATATTGACATTGAAGTAAAAGATAATGTGATGACTATTCATGGAGAACTTAATTCAGAGGATTCAGATTATGTTTATAAAGGAATATCTTCTAAAAAGTTTTCTAAATGTTTTACACTAGCAGAATTTACAGAATGTGAATCTGCAAAAATGGAGAATGGTATTTTGTCAATTACATTGGAAAAAAATATTCCAGAAGATAAAAAACCAAAACAAATAAAAATAAAATAATGCCGATTTATTCTTTTAGGAATAAAATAACTGGAAAGGTATGGGATGAGTATCTATCCTTACAGGATAGGACCAAGCCACTCAGAAATAAAAACATAGAGATGGTGATAACTGCACCCAACCTTTCCTTTATTGAAAGAGCAGAACATAAAGGTCGTGACCAAATGATAGATGCTGCTCGTAACAAAATGAAAGAAAGACAAATAGAAGAACAGGTAGGTATTAGAAAATCACCTGAATGGTTAAAAGAAAGAACAGAAAGGCATTTACAAAAAGCAAGAAATGTTAGTTCCTGAAAACGATAAAAGAGAATTAGAAGTAACTGAAAAGCAACAAACTTTTCTAGATGCTTTATTTGGTGAAGCACAAGGTGACCCAAAGATTGCAGGAGAGATTGCAGGTTACGCAGATTATCATCAACCTTTAAAATCTTTAAAGGATGAAATAATTGATAGAGCAGAAAAATTACTAGCAGCATTTGCCCCAAGAGCAACTATGGGTATGGTAAATGCTTTACAAGAAGATGGTTCTACTCCAGGTGCATCTATTAGAATGGAAGCAGCAAAACAAATATTAGATAGGGTAGGATTATCAAAAAGAGAAAAAATAGATATCAATGCTAAAGTAGCACATGGTGTATTTATTTTACCTCCAAAACAAAATGGCTGAAGATAAAATTACAAGAGAAAGAAAAGGAAGAGTAATACCTTTAGGTTACAAAGTTTCAGAAGAAGACGATAAAGTATTAATACAAATACCTGAACACATGGAACTTATAGATAAAGCAAAAAGTTTTATAGATAACGAGTGTAGTTATAAAGAAACTGCAGAGTGGTTATCACATCATACGGGTAGAACTATTACTGGTATGGGATTAAGAGAAGTACTAAAGAGAGTAATACACAAAGGGTGGTAGAAGAACCTAAACCTAAAAACACTGGTAGAAAAAGAAAAACTAGCCTTAATGCTCCTCTTACAATTAAAGAGAAGAAAGCTAGAAAATCAGCACAAGACATGCTTCGTGAAAAAAAGCATGAATTGGAAAAAGCACAAAAAAACTTTTGGGCCACAAAAAATAAACTCAAAGATATCGACCAAGTATTCGATGGTAAGAAGCAAATCATTGAAGAAGATAAAATTAAAAGTTCTTCGCCTAATATTCAAGCTGCGTTAAAAGATAAAGAAGTAATCTTTAAACCTAATGAAGGACCACAAACAGAATTTTTAGCAGCACCAGAAAGAGAAGTGTTTTATGGTGGAGCAAGAGGTGGTGGAAAGTCTTACGCAATGTTAGTAGACCCACTACGATATTGTCACAAACAAAAACATAGAGCATTACTTATTAGACGGACAATGCCTGAGTTAAGAGATTTAATAAATCACTCTCAACAACTTTACTCAAAAGCATATCCCGGTGCTAAATGGAGAGAACAAGAAAAAGAATGGAAGTTCCCTTCAGGTGCTAGAATAGAGTTTGGATATGCGGAAAACTTAACTGATGCCCTTCGTTACCAAGGACAATCATATACTTGGATTGGAATAGATGAATTACCGCAATATCCTACCGAAGATATATATAATTTTCTTCGGTCTTCTTTGCGAAGTGTTGACCCTGAAATACCTGTCTATATGAGAGCAACAGGTAATCCTGGAAATGTTGGTTCACAATGGGTTAAAGATATGTTTGTCGACCCCTCTACACCTAATACTAAGTTCGACATAGAAATAAAAACACCAACAGGTATTAAAAAAATATCTAGAAGATTTATACCTGCTAAACTTCAAGACAATCCTTACTTGATGCAAACAGACGATTACTACGCAATGTTAGCATCTTTACCTGAAGTACAAAGAAAACAATTCTTAGATGGTAACTGGGAAGCATTTGAAGATTCTTCTTTTCCAGAGTTTAGCAAAGAGTTACATGTTGTTAAACCTTTTGACATTCCTAGAAACTGGATGAGATTTAGAGCAGCAGACTGGGGTTA